CTCTACTTCACCCAATTGTTGTTTGATAGATGTTATACCTTTACTCATTTTAGCTTTAGGAGAACTTTCTTCTTTCTTAATTGCTAACCAACGATTTTCATTTAAACTAGCTTCATCATCATCCTTTGCTAATATCATACCACTCTTATCAGCAATTTCACCAGAATCACTACAATCAGTTGCAGTTGGTTTTATTTCTAATGGTTTTTTAGAATTAGCAGGAACATCATTTTTCAACCAATCTTTTGCTTCTTCTAAATCATTTACAACTTCTCCTCCAGTTATATTAGCTAATCTTTTATTCTTCTTTGCAATTTGACCAGGCTTAGAAAATGCAGCCGGAGTATCATATCCAGCAACAGCACCAGTTCCAGTCATTTCTTCCAATTCTTTTTCAGATTGGATTTCCTTAACTATACTTCTGATTATTTCTTTTAATCTATTATCTTCCATTATTTTAATTTAGATTTTAATTCTTTGATTAACTCATAGGAAAGCATAATTGATGAAACCTGTCCATCTGTTATACTCTTACCCATTTTCATTTTTTCTAAAATAGAAATAGTTTCAGATAATTTAATAGTAGTTACTTTATCTTCAATTTTAGCTTTGATTGATTTCAATTCAGCTACAATTTTTGGTAATTCTACTGAAAGATAATCTTTAAATTTAGATGTATTTGAGATATTGTTAATATATTCTTTTAACAAATTCTTTTGATTACCATCTAAGTTAGTATATTTTTTATTGAAAGTTTCAACAAGTATTTTGTAGGTTAATAATCTTAGGTCTTTATCTTGTTGCTTATAGGATTCAATTAATTTAGTATCTTCTATTTTGTTAGTTTTAGTAGACGTTCTAGTTATAATGTTTTCAATTAGGGTTACCTTTGAATTGAATACATCTTTAATATCATAGTTTTCTGATTTTTTAGATTCAAACACTTTATATATAGATGCCAATACTTTATAATTGGTGATTGGAGATGAAAGAAATTGCTCTAATTCAAATTTTTCATTAATTTGCTTAATAAGATTATATTTTTCTTTTGCAAGTTTACCTTCATTTAATTTAGAATGTGCCTGAGATACAGTATCTACAAACATTTCTGCTTTACTTTCAGAATTATATTTTTCTTTTAATAGTAAATCATAAAGACGTAATTCTTTATTTAATTCAGTACCAGAAGCAAAGAATTCTTTTACAATGTTTTTTGCGTTCTCAGTCTTATCACCATTAAGTACTTCCAATGTTATTTGTCTTACCAAAAGCTCAAACAACACTCCGGTATTCTTAACCTTAGAATGTTTTATTTTTTTCATTTATTTCCCTATATTTAACCTACTTGTCTATAAACTAACACATATAAATATAAACTTTTTAATGTTTATTAAAATTTGGTGTCATCTAACAGGTTATTTTCATCCAAAAGGTCAGTTTTTTGTGTTTTTTCACTTAAAATTCTCTTTTTTGCTGAAATCCCATTAATATATTCTTGTGCTAATTTTTTATTTGACTCGATTGAACGATTTTCTCTTTTGCGTTCTTTCTCATTTTCTTTGTTTCCTAATGGGTCTCTACCATATGGATGTTTATCTTTACCATATGTATTTCCCTCTCTTGGTCTACCACCTTTATTATCTACAATCTCCTGTTTCATTTTTTGAATCTCCTCCTCTACATTTTGTTGTTCAGGTGGATTTGCTGGGTCTTGTCCTTGTTGTTCAATTGAGTTATAACGGAATCTATCTTTAAGGTCTAATACCATCTTAGCTCTTTCCATATCCATTTCATCTTCACTCATACTGAATACATTGTGGAATACCCAATCGGTAGACAACATATTCATTCCTTTAATATCAGTTGCTAATCTAACCTTTTCACTCCATAAGTTTACCTTCTCTTGCTCATATATTGTAGATGAGTTAGTTAAAGTAAGTTGGAAGTTTGTCATTTCTGCATCATCAATACCTTGTCCAGCTAAGTGTACGATTGCAATCTTATATAATTCACTAACAATTGTTCTTTGAATTCTTTCGATAGTTCTAGCAAAACGAACATCTTCTGCAGCTAATGTTGCTTTACCATTAACGTTTTCATCATATGATAAGTAAGCCTTTGGTACTTTTAATGCTGCAAATAATTTAGCTTTTAAGTAATCAATATCTTCAACTGCTGCATAATCTAATCCAGCTAAGTTTTCAATTGATGTACCACTATCTCCACCCCTAACAGGTAAAAAGAAATCTTCAGTAAGATTCTGAATATTATATTTTAAGTTATAGTCACCACTATTTTTATCAACAAACGGAGTTTTCTTCATTTTGTTGATAATCTTTTGCATATAGTTATCAACTTCTTGAGGGTTGATGTTACCAATATCAATTTTGAACACTCTCTTTTCAGGTGCTCTCATAATACGATGGATTAACATCGCATCTTCCATTAAGGATAATTGTTTCCAAACTCTACGACCGTTTTCAATCATAGCCTTACCATATGGTAAAAAGTTTGTATCTGAAAGTAAACGAAAGTGAGCCATTTCATAGTTCTCATATTCCTTTTTACCAAATCTATCTAATTCAACTTTATATTTAACATAATTCTGATTCAATGGGTCAGTACCTTCCAATCTTTCAGTATTATATACAGAATATGGAGTTACATTAATAATACCTTTACCTTCTGCAATTTCCAATGCTAAAAAGAAATCTCCATATTTTACTAAGTTTCTTACCCAAGGCCATAAGTTGAATTCTATATTAATAACATCATAAAATAAGTTATGAAGTATTGCACTTACATTTTCGTTTGATGATTTGATTGACAATACATCACCATATTCATTTTTTGTTGTTGATTCATCAGCGTATATATCTAATGCAGATGCTATAATTGGGTCATTATCCATAGCATCATAATCTCTAAATAATTCTCTACGAACTTGGTGGTATGCCATTGATTGTGCACCCTGATTCGTTTCATAATAAGACCTTTGTAACTTTGTATATCTATCTCTTAGATTTACGAAGTTAGTATTCATTTGTCTTTCTTCAGTATCAACTACTCTACGTTTACCATCTTTATCAACGGTTACGATTGCATTTGATGCAAATAGCTTCTTCAGTCTACCAAAAAAACTCCTATCATCTATTTCCTGTTCTGCCATAATTTATTATTAATTTCTACAAAATCCTATTTTGACATTATATAACATAAATATCGTAAAATATCAAAACACTACAACCATTGGGATAAATCTTCAAATCCATCACCAACTCTCATTTTCCAAGGGTTATCATCTCTACTACTACCACCACCATATATTCCTTGATTCATATTTGATGTAATACCACCCATAGCACTTTTTGTTAAATCAACACCCTGCTGTCTTAAACGAAGTGCGGTATCTCTAACCCACAATCCAATTGAAAATGCCATTACCAAGTCATCATTATAACCCTTCATAGCCTCAGCTCTACCATTCATATAGATAAATGTAAATAACTCATCTATCAAACGATTAGAACGAATTATAACTGATTTCTCTCTAAAGTAATCAGTTAGTTTAGATATAATTAAAGGTCTAGTCTTAGAAGTAGTTGAAAATCCAGCTACTAATCCTCTTTCTTCAGCTCTATATCTATTTGTCATTTGATTCTCTACATCAATATATTTTAAATCCTTACTCATATAGAATAAGTTTTTATATCCTCTATCAATTACTTGCTGAATTGTTGCCCAGCCAATGTTTGCATTCTCCACTACAAGCAAAGCATCATTATATTCAGTTGAAAGAGATACTAAAAAGTTTCCAAAATCTTTTGTATCAACTTTACCTTTGTATTCAGCAACTTGAGTTGCTGTTACAATATCAAATACATGACAAGTGGAATAATCGGCTCCATCACCTCTAGCCACATCGGCCGTAACCATATATGATTTAGAATAATCAGGATGTTCCCATTTCCAAAGGTTTCCATCGAATCCACCTTTCTCTATTGGGTCCTGAATGTATGTTTCTTTATAAAACATTAAGGTTTCCGGTTCAATTACAGTTTCACCAGAACTTACAAAATCACAATCACATTCTTGTGCTGCTTTCTTTATCCCTAATAATTCTTCTTGCTGGTCTCTCCATTTTTGGTCTCTCTCAGGATGTACTGTCCAATGTAATCTGATTGTATTAAATGGATTTCTACTTTCCTCAGCTCCTAACCAAGTTTGGTGAAACCAATTACCCACACCATTTGGAGTAGATAATGCAATACAACTACCACCCGTTGAAAGTGTTGATTGAGCTGCCACCCAAATCTCATCGATATCATCAATGAAGGCAGCCTCATCAAATATAAGAAGTGATAAGGCTTCCGAACGTCCTGCATCAGGAGAACTAGCAATAGCCTTAATTTGAGAACCATTTTGTAAACGAAGGGAAAGCTTGTTATCTTCCATTGACCCA